GGTAGCGAGCTATTTAAAGAAGACTACATTAAGTTTGATGATGAGGAGCCCAACGGTGGTGAGTATTATATTGCTGTCGATTTGGCAGGATTTGCAGATGTACAGAAAGTCACGACCAAGACTAAACGCTTGGATCAGACGGCTATCTCTGTTGTTAAAGCGAGTGATAATGGCTGGTGGGTTGCTAATATCATACATGGCCGTTGGGGCGTCGAAGAGACTGCCAGAAGAATCTTTGAAGCAGTCAGAGACTACAAGCCAGTAGCTGTTGGTATTGAGAAAGGAGCGTTAAAGAACGCTGTATTCCCGTACCTCAATGATCAGATGAAGAAGAACCAAAGATTCTTCCGTATTGAAGAGCTTACTCACGGTAACAAGAAGAAGACGGATCGTATCGTATGGGCGCTGCAAGGCCGCTTTGAACACGGTACAATAACACTTAACAAGGGCAGTTGGAATAGTCAGTTCCTAGATGAACTCTTCCAGTTCCCTAACCAGTTAGTCCACGATGACTTAATAGATTCCTTGGCGTATGTAGATCAGTTAGCTAAGATTGCTTACGCTTTTGACTATGAAGAAGATGACTATCAATTTTTAGATAAATACTCAGGGTATTAACTATGGATTTTGAAAAGAACGAACATTTCTCGATTGAGCAAGATGTTGAAGGATGGGTAATGGAGAAGTGTCAGGAGTGGCGTGATCACTTTGACTCTAACTATTCAGAAACCTTTGATGAGTATTATCGCCTATGGCGTGGACAGTGGGCTTCCGGTGACAGTACTCGTGAGTCAGAGCGTTCTAAGATTGTCTCTCCTGCGCTACAACAGGCTGTTGAGTCATCCGTAGCTGAGCTAGAGGAAGCAACCTTTGGCCGTGGTAAGTGGTTTGATCTTAAAGATGATCTACATGATGGTGACAACGGTGACATTGTGATGCTACGTGAGCATCTATATGCTGACTTTAAGCGTGACAAGATACGTAAAGGTGTTGCAGAGTGTATCCTAAACGCCGCTGTGTTTGGCACAGGCATTGCTGAGATAGTAATGACTGAGGAAAAGGAACAAGCTCCAGCTACTCAGCCTATCATGGGTGGAGAACTACAGGCCGTTGGTGTTACTATACGTGACCGTACCTCTGTAAAGCTTAAGCCTATTATGCCACAGAACTTCCTTATTGATCCTGTTGCTACTTCCGTTGAGGAAGCACTAGGCGTTGCTGTAGATGAGTTTGTATCTCGACATGTCGTTGAGCAGCTACAGGAGCAAGGTGTCTACCGTGATGTAGATATTGAGGAAGCTGCGCCTGACTTAGACATTGAGCCAGATCAAGAGCTAACTGTCTTTGCTGACAATAAGGTGCGCTTGACTAAGTATTATGGTCTTGTTCCTCGTCACCTTCTTGATGAAGCTATGTTGGAGGAAGCAGATGAAGTACTTGCTGAACTAGTAGATGGTGAAGAAGAAGATAAATCCTACTATGTGGAAGCTATTATTGTCATTGCTAATAACGGTACTCTCCTTAAGGCTGAGAAGAACCCGTACATGATGCAGGATCGTCCTGTTGTCTGTTTCCCTTGGGATGTCGTTCCTAGCCGCTTTTGGGGCAGAGGAGTATGTGAGAAAGGCTATAACAGCCAGAAGGCGTTAGACGCGGAATTACGAGCTCGTATTGATGCTCTTGCTCTCACTATCCACCCAATGCTGGCAATGGATGCTTCACGGATGCCTAGAGGCGCTAAGCCAGAGGTAAGACCGGGAAAAGTTATCCTTACCAACGGTGATCCACGAGAGATCCTACAGCCATTTAACTTTGGTAATGTCAGTCAAATTAGCTTTGCACAGGCCGATGCTCTACAACGCATGGTACAGACCGCTACAGGCGCTATAGACTCAGCCGGTACGTCAGGGTCTATTAACGGCGATGCGACCGCTGCGGGCATCTCTATGAGCTTAGGGGCGATCATTAAGCGTCACAAGCGCACATTGATCAACTTCCAAGAGTCTTTCCTTATTCCTTTCGTTACAAAGGCTGCACACCGCTATATGCAGTTTGAGCCTGAGATGTATCCTGTTGCTGACTACAAGTTTGAAACATCTAGCTCTTTGGGCATTATTGCTCGTGAGTATGAAGTTACACAGCTTGTACAGTTGCTGCAAACCATGTCTCCAGACACGCCTATGTACCCACAGTTGGTACAATCAATTATTGATAACATGAACTTGGCTAATCGTGAAGAGCTTATTGCTTCCCTTAAGCAAGCTAATGAGCCTAACCCAGAAGCACAGCAAGCACAGCAGGCTTCTCAGCAAGCAGCTATGGCTCTACAGGCTTCACAGGCTGCTGCTCTTAACGGACAGGCACAAGAGTCCGCAGCACGAGCGCAGAAGCTTACAATGGAAGCTCAGGCTATCCCACAGGAGCTTGAAATCGACCGAATTAAGGCCGTAACGACCAATTTACAGGCTGGAACAGCGGATGATAAAGAGTTTGAGAGACGTATTAAGATGTCCAAAGAGATGCTAAAAGAGCGTGAAATAGCGGTAAAAGAGGGCAATACAGCCCCTCCAGCGCCTGCACAGCCAGTAGCTCCACAGCAGCCACAACCACCACAAGGACAATTTCCACAATGATATTAACAGGTAAGATGTTTGAAGACGCGCTTGCGCAGATTAACGAAGCCTTTGCTGAAGTAAATAAAAAGGTTGACAAACTACAAACAGAGGTAAAGACCCTGACACAGGAGAAAGCCAATGGCAACGCCAAGAAAGGGCAAAGCAAAGGTTAAGGTAACCTCTAGCGGCAAGAAGGTAAGCTACGGGCAGGCGGGTAAGGCTAAAGACGGAGGTTCCCGTGTAAGAGCGGGGACTGCCAAAGGTGACAGTTACTGCGCTAGAAGCTTAGGTATTAAGAAGGGCTTACCCAAAGCTAAACAAAACGACCCTAACACTCCCAATAACCTTTCCCGTAAGCGGTGGAAGTGTTCAGGTGCTAAATCTAAAAAGTGAGGTGTTAAATGAAGTGTTCATCATGTGGTAGTAGCCATACAAAGAAAGGCAACAAGATGCCTATTAGAGGCCAGCGGTCTGTAAAGAACAAGACATCTACAGCTAAGAAGAAAAACAAGAAATAACTCTTGACTTTGACTCTAAAATATGCTATACTATACCTTAGTATACTTTACTATTATTTAAACATTAACTTAAACTGTCCTAAAGGATAAACAGTATGATTGATAAAGAACTAGAAACCTACTACCGTGCTTACCGTGATATGTTCATGTCCGATGGCTGGAAGCAGCTCCAAGAAGACCTGATGTCAAACGCTAATATTATTAATTCGGTAGAGGCTTGTAAAGACGGTAATGATTTGTCTTTCCGCAAGGGCCAATTGGCTATTATAGGGAACATTGTAAATCTTGAGCAACAGATTACCCTTGCTGAAGAACAAGCAAATGAAGAAGATGAAGTAGAAGAAGAAGAAGCTGCTTAATGCGTCTTCTTTTTGACTTTGAGTGTGAAGGAGGGCATATCGAGGAACACTTTGTATCCGCAGATACTAGGGAAGCAGAGTGTCCTCACTGCCACAAACCTTCACAAAGAATTCAATCACCTGTTCGCTCAGCTCTTGATCCTATATCCGGTGACTTTAAAAAAGCTACTGGTAAATGGATGAGGAACCGCGAGCAGAAGTTGAAGCAAGAACGTAAAGCCAACTCTTAACCCAAGAAGCTTTACATAATACACCTCCATAATGATTTGATCACGGAGTTTAATAATGGCGACATTATACGACGAGCGTCCAGAGGACGATGAAGCAGTAGACAACATAGAGCAAGAACAAGAAGTAACCGAACATCAGGAACCTGTTGAACAGGAGACTCCTGAAGAGGAAGAAATCCCTGAGAAGTACCAAGGAAAGAGCGTTACAGATATTGTAAGGATGCACCAAGAGGCTGAGAAGCTTTTAGGTAGACAAAGCTCAGAAGTAGGGGAGTTACGTTCAGTTGTTGATAGCTACATCCAGACACAACTCGACACCACAACAGCAACACCAGAAGAACCCGAAGAAGAAGTAGATTTTTTCTCTGATCCCGACAAGGCAGTCGCGAGAGCTATTAAGAATCATCCTTCCATTAAAGCTGCGGAAGCGCAGACACAACAATACGCGAAGTCTAACGCGATGTCAGCACTGCAACAACGTCATCCCGACATGCAGGACATCTTACAGGACAACAAGTTTGTTGAGTGGATCAAAGGATCAAAGATTCGTACACAGCTCTTTGCTCAGGCAGACAGGCAGTATGATCACGAGGCAGCAGATGAACTTTTCACTAACTGGAAGGAACGTCAGCAAGCTGTAGGGAACGCAGTTGCAAACGATAAGGGCAATAGAAAGACCGCTCTTAAAGCTGCATCTACGGGTAGCGCACGAGGAAGTGGCGAACCGGTTTCCAAAAAGATCTATAGACGTTCGGACATTATTAAACTAATGCAGGACGATCCAGATCGGTACTTGGCTTTATCTCCGGAAATTGAGAGAGCTTATGCTGAGAAGAGAGTCCGTTAATTAAATCTTTTAAGGACTATGTATTATGGCAACTTCAGTATATCCCAATATGGGCGGAGCAGTAACCAACACAAGCGCAGCTAAGTTTATTCCAGAAATTTGGAGTGACGAAGTTATTGCCGCATACAAGAGCAATCTTGTACTGGCTAACCTTGTTAAAAAAATGAGCATGACTGGTAAGAAAGGTGACGTTATTCACGTCCCTAAGCCTACCCGCGGTGTTGCTTCCGCTAAAGCGGCTGGTACCGCTGTAACTATCCAGAACTCTGTTGAGTCAGAAGTTCTGATTAACATCAACAAGCACTTCGAGTTCTCTCGTTTGATCGAAGACATTACCGAAGTACAGGCTCTTGCTTCTCTTCGTCAGTTCTACACTGGTGATGCAGGCTATGGTCTGGCTAAGCAGGTTGACAACGACTTGTTTGACCTTGGTAAGTCTTTCGGTGATGGCAATGGCAGTTCTTTTGTCAACAGCGGTTCCTTCCAGATCAACACCGTTACTGGCGTTTTGGAAGCATTTGATGCTGACGGCGCTGCTGATGTTGGTGACTTTTCCGATGATGCGTTTCGTGCATTGATTCAGAAGATGGATGATGCCGATGTACCTATGGACAACCGTAGCTTCATCGTACCTCCTTCGCTCCGCAACGCTATCATGGGTATTGATCGTTATACCTCTACTGATTTCGTTAATGGCAAGAGCGTAGAGACTGGTAAGATTGGTAACCTGTACGGTGTTGACGTATTCGTCTCTACCAACGTACCTGTTATTGACACTACTGGTGGTGCTTCCATCCGTGGCGCTCAGCTGATCCACAAGGACACCAGTGTTCTTGCAGAGCAGCAGGCTGTACGTTCACAGACTCAGTACAAGCAGGAGTTCCTTGGAACTTTGTACACTGCTGATACTCTGTACGGTGTTCAGGTTATGCGTCCAGAAGCAGGCTTCACTCTAGCTGTTAAGTAAGACAATTGGGGCTGCTTCGGTAGCCCCTTTTCTACTTCTCCCTCTCTCCTAGAAATTTTACAGGTGTCTTGATGTCTAATTATACTAAAACTACAAACTTTGCCACTAAAGATGCTTTAGCCTCCGGCAACCCTGCTAAGATTGTTAAAGGGACTGAGATTGATACAGAGTTCAATAACATTGCTGTAGCAAGTGGTACTAAAGCTGACAAAGCTAGTCCTGTATTTACAGGTACAGTTACTCTACCAGTTACAAACGCTGATTCTTTAAGCATTGGCGGTGACGGTGTTACTGTTACTGGTATCAAAGATGAAGACGACATGGCAAGCAACAGCGCCACTAAGCTCGCTTCACAACAATCAATTAAAGCCTACGTTGACTCACAAGTAACCGCACAGGACTTGGATGTAACTGACGGCACTACAAGTATTTCCATTGACCTAGACAGCGAAGCCTTGAGCTTGCTTGGTGGTACAGGTGTAACCTCTACTGCGTCAGGCAATGGCGTTACAATGGCCATAGATGCCACTGTAGCCACTCTAAGCGGTTCTCAGACACTTACTAACAAAACCTTGGCTACTCCTGCCGTTACAGGCGCTTTGACTACTGACGGCACTATAGACGGTCGTGACGTGGCTGTTGATGGTACTAAGTTAGACGGCATAGAATCAGGTGCAACTACTGACCAAACTGCCGCTGAGATTAGAGCGCTTGTTGAAGCTGCTACAGACTCTAATGTTTTTACAGATGCTGACCACACAAAGCTTAACGGCATAGAAGCCAGTGCAGACGTAACGGACACAGCTAACGTAACAGCCGCTGGTGCTTTGATGGACAGCGAGTTGACTAGCATTGCAAGCGTTAAAGCGTTGAACCAAGGTGTTGCTACTACTGATAGCCCTGACTTTGCTGCGTTAAATGTGAATGGTACAGCCACGATGGATGGGCTTGCTGTTACTAATACTGCCACAACAGGAACAAACCAAGAAGTAGCATCTTTTAGAACAGCATCAGGTGGCGGTCTAGTTATTAGGTCATCGGATTTATCTGCTGCTAATCCAGATAGCATTTTAGAGCCTTTTTTTGGTGAAAGCCTAAAAGTAAAAACATCTGGCAATGACCGATTTAAAGTTGCAGACAACGGAGACATCAGCTTCTACGAGGACACAGGCACAACGGCTAAGTTGTTCTGGGATGCGTCTGCGGAGCGTTTGGGTATTGGGACTAGTTCGCCTTTGTCTCCTTTGCATATACAAGGCACTGACGATGTTGCTGTAAGAATAAAGGCTACAGGAGCAAACAGCCTTTCTAGGTTGCTTCTGCAAAATGATGGGCGAACTTGGGCTATTGATAACGATGGTGCAAACGGAGATGCTTTAACCTTTTATGATGCAACAGCAGTAGCAGAACGCATGCGCATAACCTCAACAGGCAATGTGGGTATTGGGACGAGTTCGCCTAGTGCGTCCTCAGCAAATGTTAGCGTTCTAACATTAAAAGATGGTGCAAGTTTTTATGGATATGAAGGTGGTGGTATAGGCATATCTGGATTAAGTGTAAACTTTGATAATATAGGTAACACAGCACAGTACAAAGCATCTTCTAAACACGTCTTGCAGTACACTATGACTGATACTACGGGCGTTCACGCTTGGTCAAGTACGGCATCTACTGGAACAGCAGGTGCTACAGCTACTTTAGTTGAACGTATGCGCATAGACTCATCAGGCAATGTGGGTATTGGTACTAATTCGCCTACTGAGACGTTAGATGTACGTGGTAGCGTAAAAATAGGCAAAAGCGGAACATCTCCTTATCTCACGTTTGATGAAGAGCCAGACTCAACGTCAGGCAGTGAGTTTTATTTGACACACGATATTAGTGGCAATACTCTAAAATTTACCGACGATGCTAGCCATGATTTAATAGCCATGGACAGAGATACCGGCAACGTGGGTATTGGTACTAGTTCGCCTGTTTCTACGTTAGAACTAGCTAACAACAATCAAGCCGCTGGTTCTACTTTAAGCATTACAAATAGTTTCACAGGTGCTGACTGGAACACTAATGATTTAATAGGTACTATAGACTTTAGGACTGATGATACGTCAACTTCACAGCCTGTTAGAGGCTCTATTAAGTCTATTGTAGAGAACACTTCTGGTGCTACGTCTCCTGCCTACACTGCCCTAAGTTTTAGCACTGCGTCTGTTAACACGCTTGCAGAACGTATGCGCATAGACTCAGCAGGCAACGTGGGTATTGGTACTGATTCGCCTAGTGCTTTGTTAGACTTAAAAGACACAGCACCTAAAATAAGATTAACTGATGAAAGAAGTATTACATGGTCTGGTGGAGAAACGCTAGGTGAGCTTGAATTTTACACGACTGATGAAAGCTCCCCAAATGGAACTAAGACAGCTTCTTTTATTAAATCTATAAATACATCGTCCTCAACTGTACCATCAGGAGCATTAGTTTTTGGTGTTTCGCAAGGGGCAGGCACTTCTGCTAACGCAACAGAAGCCATGCGCATAGACGCATCAGGGAATGTGGGTATTGGTACTAGTTCGCCTAGTAGTCCTTTACATGTTAGGACTACAGGTTCTACTGAAGTATTAGCGCAAAGTACTTCCGAAAACTCAGCAAACTCAGGGCGTTTTGTAGCTAAAGAAAATAGCTCTGGAGGATATGGTGCTGGTTTTAGGTACGACGGGGACACCAACACAGCTTCTATATTTGGTATTACATCAAACAATGACAACGATGTAATGACTTGGTCTAGAGGTGGTGGTGATGTTCAATTCAAAACAAGCAACACAGAACGCATGCGTATAGACGCTAACGGCAAAATCTTTATGAATGAAGGTGTACCGTTTGCTTGGACTGACGGCTCCCTTAATGTATCAGCAGATATTTACGGTGATTCTTCAGACAACTTAGTATTTAGAAACACTTCTGCAAAAACAGAACGTATGCGCATAGACGCATCAGGCAACCTGTTGGTGGGTAAGACTGCTGCTGACCTAACAACCACGGGAATCCAGCTTTCTAGTGCAGGGTTTATTTCAGCAAGTAGACCAGACGTTTCTGCCGTGTTTAACCGCAGAACAACTGATGGCGACATTATGCTGTTCCGCAAAGACGGCACAGCCGTAGGTAATATTGGTACTGTAGACGGATTTCCTTACATCTCCAGTAATTCCAACGTAGGTCTTAAATTTCTTAGCTCAAGAATACGTCCAGTAAATACAGATGGTTCAGATAGGGATGGTGCTATTGATTTAGGAGCAACCTCTGCTCGATTTGAGGACATTTACGCTACTAACGGCACTATCCAAACCTCTGACCGCAACGAGAAGCAGGACATTGCAGAGCTGTCAGATGCAGAGCAACGTGTCGCTGTAGCGTGTAAAGGTTTGCTACGTAAGTTCCGTTGGAAGGACTCAGTAGCTGAGAAGGGTGACGAAGCTCGTACACACTTTGGAATCATCGCTCAAGACCTACAAGCCGCATTTGCTGCTGAAGGTTTAGACGCAGGTGACTACGCAATGTTCATCAGCACTACTTGGACAGACGAAGAAACCAACGAAGAAAAGACTAGGATGGGTGTTCGCTACAGTGAGCTACTCGCCTTTATAATCGCAGCACTTTAACTAAAAGGAATAACATCATGGCAGTAACTTGGACAATCGCAACCCTTGAACACGAAATCGCAGATGGCGCAGTAATCATCTCTCACTGGCGAGCATCAGACAGCGAAGTAGTAGGCGAAGAAACTTACTCAGGTAGCTCTTACGGCACTTGTGGCTTTGCCCCTGACCCATCATCACCTAGCTATGTTCCATACGCTGACATCACTGAAGAGATGGCTATCGGCTGGACTAAAGATTCACTTGGCGAAGAGCAGGTAGCAAGCATTGAAGCTTCTATTGCTGCTCAGATTGACGCTGAGAAGAACCCAACTCAGGAAGCAGGCGTTCCTTGGTAATAAGGATGTAAAATGTTAGCAGAGATAGCAGCAGCCAATGCAGCCTTCGGAGTATTGAAGACAGCACTTACTAATGGTCGTGACTTGTATGAGTGTAGTAATGTTGCTAAGAAGTACTTTGATAACAAGAGTGTAATAGCCAAACGTGTAGCGTCCAAGGGCAAGAGTGACTTGGATGCTTTCATGGCATTAGAGAAGATTAAAGAGCAGGAAGAGTGGCTTAAAGAGCATATGATTTATGCTGGTCGGCCTGACATGTATTCGGACTTCCTAAAGTTCCAGTCAGAGCGTAAGCAAGAACGTGAACGTGAAGCTCGTGCAGATGCTTTGAAACGACGTAATAACTTAAAGCTCATTAAACAGTTTATCACTATAGTTGGTATTTCAATAGCGGTCATACCTGTAGTAATATATGCTTTTATTTATTTTTTAAGTAAGTAATAAGGGAACTAACATGGTCGAGTCTACAAAAGAAATGCTGGACGTAGCTGCTGCTTCTACCGCCGTTATGTCAATGGCTGCTTGGTTACCACCGACAGCGTCTATCTTGACTATAGTCTGGCTAGGTATTCGTATATATGAGTCAGATACTGTACAAAGTATAGTTAAAGGAACAAAAAAACAGCTTGACAACAAAGACTAAATGGTGTATAATAGATGAGTATACTTACTACTTTAATAGGGCCAGTCGCTAACTTAGCTAAAGGTTATCTTAGCAATAAAGCGGAAGAGAAGCAAGCTAAACATCAAGCTAAAATGTCAGTCATACAGAACGATGCTGATTGGGAATCTAAAATGGCTGATGCGTCTAAGGACTCGTGGAAGGATGAGTTCTGGACAATCGTGTTAGCTATCCCTGTGTTTATGGTTGGTTACGCTATTGCTGCTAATGATGTCACTGTCATTGCTAGAGTAGCTACAGGATTTGAAGCTCTTGAGAAACTACCTGAGTGGTATCAGTACTTATTATTTATAGCTATATCCTCTAGCTTTGGTATACGCGGTGCTAGTAAAATAATGGACATGAGGAAATAATAATGGGCGGCGGTGCTTACCTTACTAATAGAAACATAAACAATAGTCTTGCTTTAAAGAATCAGCAAGAGCAAGAAGAAGTAGACCCTATCCAGTCCGCTATCAATGGTGTGACTTCGACAGCGCCTGTGTCTTTAGGTGTTGATTCTTTAGATCAAGCAATAACTCCTCTTGACTCCAGTCGTACTACTTCTCAACTGTTCTCAGACTTTGGCCCTGCACCACAACAAGAAGTTGCTCCTGCTCCTTCCTTTACACAGGCTTATGACTTAACAGGCATAAACCAGCTGTCTCAAGACAATGCTCAGGTAGGTAGTCAAGGACAGCCGGTAGCTCTTGGCTTCTCTTACGATCCCACAACTGGACAGTACGTAGAAGACTCATCATCTTTTGGAGTACAAGGTGACGCTGCTTTTAAGCGGTATAGTCCTGAAGAGTTTAACACTAAGTATGGACAATACACATCACCTTTCCAAGCACAAGCTGCTGAGCCTGTAGCACCTACATCTTGGGTCAGCGGTGGGCCTCCTAATCTCAATGCGGAAGGTATTGACTTAAACAAGGTACTGGCTACTAACTCTTATGGCGGTGCTTTAAAGTATTCACAACTACCTCCTGAAGATCAGGCTGTTGTAGACGCTCGTAGAGCTTTAAGTATAACAGCAACAGAAACAGAAAACGAGTTGTTTAGAACTGAAAACCCTGACTTTAACATGGGTGAGTGGTATAGGTCTCAGGACTTCAACAGTATAGATACCAGTGATTTAGAAAGACAAGCATTTGAAGATTTTGATCCTAATCGTGGAGCACTTGCAGGTACTAACGCGGCTGGATGGGCAAGAGATCAAGTTGAGGGTCAGCCTTTTGTTGATATGCTTAGAAAGTCAGGAGTTCCCTATGGACAGGCAACCGCTCAACCTTTAGAAATAGATTATCCTTATGGATACGACAGTAACACACTGTATATGAAAGTACCTGAGACTGGTGGAAATACTTCTATGCACCAAGGTTTTGGCATGGAAGAGTTAAAGAAACATCAAGACTTAGAAAGACGTGGTAGTTTTGTAGACATCTCTGGTGGAACTGCAAGCGCAGGTGACTACAGCATGATGTGGATACAAGATCCTCCAGAGGCAAGTCATTTTGAAAAGTTCCTTAGCAACCCTGCTGTAAACATTATGGCTTCTGTAATTCCGGGAGGGCAGGTAGCTTTAACATTAGCAAAAGGTGCTTCAGGTGAGACACTACACGCAGGTGATTGGCTTACTTTAGGAACAGCAGGTCTTGAGTATTTACAGACAAAGTTCCCACCTACAGAAGCACAGCTTATAGCTGAGTCCGCTGTTCCAACAGTAGTGACAGATCCAAATACCAAGCTTAAGGTTGTCACAGAAACAGCAGGAGACAATGCAATTACTGCTGCTTTTGAGGCAGGTATTTTAGATATAAACAATGTAGATAACGCTTTATATCAAGAGATATGGGAGACTGCTGAAGGCATTGGAGAAGGCTTTTTAAAGTCGGGATTCTCTCAAGAAGAAATTACTCAGATGCTTGATTTAGCTGCTTCCGGTGAAGGAGGTATTCTTGACGGAGTAGACTACAATAAAATTATAAGTGATTTTGTTAATAATACACCTGATTTAAAAGTTCACTTCCAAGGGTTAGATACTGGAGGAGAGCTTACAGGCGATGCTCTAGTGGATTCAAGAACGGCAGGGGAAGTGTCAGAAGCTGTTGGCGACTTGCTAACAGTTGGTGATTTCTTTGATACATACAATGAGTTTTATGATACAGAGTTAGATGTAGAAGACATTGCAGACTCTTTTAATGTTTCGA